GGCAAGAAACCCGAGCGTATGCGAAGCCCTGGGGACAAAGGCGCACCCACGGCCAAAGCCTTCAAACAAAGCGCCAAGACTGCAAAGAAATGACCCTTGAGCAAATGCAAAAGCGCCTGGCTGAACTACAAGAACTGGCGAAACAGCATGAATCCATACTGCTACAGATCAGCGGCGCCATCCAGGAATACACCCGCCAGATAGCCGAGGAGCAATCCAAAGCCATGGCCAAGCCAGGAGAGAACCATGCCGCTGACCAAATCCCCCAGTAAGCAAGCCTTTCAGAAAAACATCAAGGCCGAAATCAAAGCAGGCAAGCCACCCAAACAAGCGGTGGCCATTGCCTATGCTGTAAAGCGTGAAGCAAAGCCAAAGGGCAAGAAATGAACGCGGATGCACCTGCCAAACGGCGGGGGCGACCACGTAAAGACGGCCCCAGCACGCCCACAGAAGATCACCCCAAACTTGGCAGGCCCACAAAGTACAGGGAAGAGTTTGTCCCTATGCTGCTGGAATACTTCAGCCAGCCGCCTATCAAGACAGTCACCACAGTAGACAAAGACGGCAACACGGTAGAGAAAACCGTGCCCGCGCTATTCCCTACGCTGGCCAGGTTCGCTGCGAATATCGGGGTGACCAGGGAAACCCTGCATGACTGGGCGACCTTAAAAGATGTGAGTGGTCACTTACTTTACCCGGCATTTTCGTACGCCTATAAAAAAGCCAAGGATTTGCAGGAAGCAAACTTGGTTGAAGGCACGTTAGCAGGGGGCTACAACAGCACGTTTGCCATTTTCACGGCGAAGAATGTGCTGGGCTGGCGCGACAAGGTAGAGCAGGAGATTACCGGCAAGGATGGTGCCCCGCTCACTGGCATTCAGGTTATGTTTGTGAAGCCCGATGGAACAGAAAGCACCGATTGACCAGGCTATTGCGAAGGCCCAGTTTCCAATCAAACTGGAAGGGCTGTTTCGCAAGAGCCGCTATAAAGTGCTGTACGGCGGGCGAGGCGGTGCGAAGTCTTGGGGCATTGCTAGGGCGCTGTTGATTCTGGGGGCCAAAAAGCCCATGCGGATTCTGTGTGCCCGCGAGTACCAGACCAGCATCAAGGATTCGGTTCACAAATTGCTATGCGACCAGATCGAAGCCCTGGGCCTGCTAGGGTTCTACGAGATCACTCAGGCCAGCATCCGCGGCGCTAACGGCACCGAGTTTGCATTCATCGGCCTGAAGAACAACCCGACCAACATCAAGTCATTTGAAGGCGTCGACGTCTGTTGGGTTGAGGAAGCGCAGACTGTTAGCCGCCTGTCGTGGAACATTTTGATCCCGACAATCCGTAAGGAAGGCAGCGAAATATGGGTGTCGTTTAACCCTGAACTGGAAACCGACGAGACCTATCAACGGTTCGTGGTCAAGCCTCCGCGGGACTGCGTCAGTATCAAAGTCAACTTCTACGACAACCCATGGTTCCCCGAAACCCTGCGGCTGGAAATGGAAGCCCTGAAAGCCCGCGACCTGGCAGCGTATAACCAGGTTTGGGAAGGGATGTGCCGCCAGTCTGTGGACGGCGCTATCTTTGCCAATGAGTTGCAAAAGGCCGAGTCTGAGGGGCGCATCACAAAGGTGCCCTACGACGCCACCAAGCCCGTCCATGCGGTTTGCGACCTGGGCTGGGCCGACGCCACCGCCTGGTGGTTTGTGCAGTTTGTGGGCATGGAAACGCGCCTGATCCGTTACTTTGAGGACAGCCAGCGCACTATGTCCAGTTACCTGGCGCAACTTCAGACCTACGGGTACGTCTACGACACCATTTGGTTGCCGCATGACGCCCAAAGCACGACACTGGCCGCGGCTGGCCGCAGCATTGAGGACATTGTGCGTCAGGCAGGGTTCAAGACGCGCATTCTGGACAGGGTTCCGGTGGTTGACTCGATCAACGCTGCCCGCACGGTATTTCCGAACTGCTACTTTGATAGAGAAAACACAGCCGACGGGTTAAACTGCCTGCGTCACTATCGGTATGACGTCGATCCGGAAACCGGCCAATTCAGCAGGCAACCGCTGCATGACCAGTATTCGCACGGTGCTGACGCCTTCCGGTATATCGCGCTGATGATTAAAGAGCCGTCCAAACCCAAAAAGCGGCCAGTGATGGCGACCGCGGGTAATTGGATGAGTTGAAAGGAACTAACATGGCATGGCAAGACACCGACATTGATAGCCGCATCGGGGACGCAATTAAGTTTTTGCGCCTGGTGGGCGAAGCGGACAGCCAGAACAGGGCCGAAGCACTGGGCGACCTGAAGTTTGCTTCCGGCGATCAGTGGCCAGTTGAGATTCAGAACAGCCGCAACCTGGAGGCGCGGCCATGCCTGACCATCAACAAAATCGACGCCTATGTGCGCCAGGTCACCAATCAGCAGCGCCAGCAGCGCCCCCGCATTAAGGTTCACCCGGTCAACAATGAAGGTGACCTGAAGATTGCTGAAGTCATTGAAGGGATCACCCGGCACATTGAAGTCAACAGCAGCGCAGACACAGCCTACGACACGGCGTTTGAGTACGCTGTAAAAATGGGCTGGGGTTACTGGAGAGTGACCACTAACTACGTCAGCGAAGACAGTTTCGACCAAGAAATCTATATCGAGCCTGTTGACGACCCGTTTTCGGTGTATTTCGACCCAAACAGCGTTGCGCCCGACGGGTCAGACGCCGAACGCGTACTGATTACCAGCGTGATGTCCAAAGCGGCATTCCGCCGCCAATATCCTGGGGCTGATGACGGCGCAAACTTCAGCGCCCGCGCAACTGGCGACAGCGATGCCGAATGGGTGACGAAGGAAGATATTCGTGTCGCAGAGTATTGGCACGTAGAGCGCGAGAAAGCGACTCTGGTTCTGCTGTCAGACGGGACTAAGGTCTACGAAGACGAACTGCCGTCACCAGAACTGCTGGAAGCCAGCCAGATCACCATTATGGATTCGCGCCCGTCGTATCGGCGCAAGGTCAAATGGTGCAAGTTGACCGCCATGGAAGTTCTGGAAGAACAGGAATGGCCAGGCAAATACATTCCGATTGTTCCCTGCTACGGTGCCCAGGTCGTTGTTGAGGGCAAGCGTAAGAAGTACGGCCTAGTGCGGTTCGCCAAAGACCCGCAGCGGATGTTCAATTTCTGGCGCACGGCCCTGACCGAAAGCATTGCTTTGGCACCGAAGCCCAAATGGCTGTTGGCTGAGGGCCAGGACGAAGGCCACGAAAGTGAGTGGGCACTCGCTAACATTAAATCAACGCCTGTTCTGCGGTACAAACAAAAGGATATTGAAGGCCAACCGGCCCCGCCCCCGTCGCGCATCCAGCCAGAACCCCCGCCCGAAGGGATTATGGTGGCGTCTAGCGCGATTGCTGACGACTTGAAGACTGTGCTGGGCATTTTTGACCCCGCTCAGGCTCTGCCAGGCAACATCAGCGGGAAGGCGCTACAGGGCCAGCAGCAGCAGGTTGACCTGTCGAACTTCCATTTCTACGACAACATGACTCGGAGCATCAAGCACACCGGCAAGATTCTGCTGGACTTGATCCCGAAGATTTACGACACGCAGCGCGTGTTGCGGATTATTGGCGTTGACGGAAAGCCTGACCTAGTGACCATCAACGAGGTTCAGGCGGCAGGCGAAGTCATGAACGATGTGACTGTCGGCCTGTATGACGTTGTGATGGACGTCGGCCCCGGCTACAACAGCAAGCGCCAGCAGGCTGTAGATACCATGATGCCGCTGATGGCCGAGCCTACGGTCTTCCAAGCCGCGGGCGACCTGTTGTTCCGCAACATGGATTTTCCCGGCGCAGACATCATTGCCGACCGTCTGGCCGCGATGAATCCGCTGGCACAGATCAGCCCGGACACGGATGTACCGCCGCAGATTCAGATGCAGTTGCTGCAAGCCCAGAAGGCTGTTGCCGACATGGAGCAGAAAATGATTGCCATGCAACTGGAGATTAACAACCGCGGCCAAGTCGCATCGATCAAGGAGGACGGCCAAAACCGGCGCAAACTGATGGACGTTATCAGCCGCGCATACAACACCGACACCATTAACGAAGCCCGCGTCAATCAAGTCAACATGAAAGCGGTGACAGACCAAAACAAGATGGAACTAGACGCCATGGTGCGACTGGTCTTGGGAGGTCTACCCGCCGAAGCGTTGGCCGCGGAAATCGAACGCCGCAACGCCGAACAAAAGCAAGCGTCAGCGTTTGCGGAAATGGAAGTCAACCAGACGCAGAACCCATTTATTCAGGCAGGACAGGAATTGCTGGCTCAACCCATGCAGCCCCCAATGCAGCCGCCTATGCAGCCGGAAATGCAACCTGGCATGGGTATGCCGCAGTGATTGACTTAAATTGATTTCGGGTTAAAAATCGGCCCAAACCTACCGATGGGTTTTCATCGGGTTAATTCGTAGGGTTACCTATGTCTGAAGTGCAAGAACGCGTTGCCAGCAACTTGGTGACAAGTGAGAATCTAGCGGAATTCGCGGCCCAGAAACTTGGTCTAGTTGATCCCACGCCCACAAACGAGGCGGCACAAGCCGAGCCGGATGTTGAGGCCGATCAAAGTGGACAGGACGGGGAAGGGAATGACGCGACAGCAACAGAAGAACCAAAGGAAAAGAAGCCTAATCCGAAGTTAGAACGGCGGTTTTCGGAGATTACCAAGCAACGTGAAGCGGCCCGCGAGGAAGCCCGCCGTGAGCGTGAAGCAAGGGAATCACTGGAAGCCAGGCTGAAGGAACTGGAAGCCAAAATCAACCCGCAACCGGCGCAAGCCGAAGCGGACGAAGTTGGCCCGGAACCCAAGCCGGAACAATTCAGCGATATGTACGAGTACGCCAAAGCACTCGCCGAATACACCGCTGACAAGAAACTGGCAGAACGGGACAGGGAAGAGAAGGCTCGCAAGGCCGCGGCAGAACAGGACGCTAAATTCAAAGCCTGGGCTGACCGCGTGAACGCAGCCAAAAACGAACTGCCCGACTTTGATGACATGGTGCAAAGCAGCGACGTCAGGGTTACTGACCCGGTGCGCGATGCAATCATCGAATCAGAGCATGGCCCGCAAATTCTTTATTACCTGGCTGAGAATGCCGAGTACGCAAAGAAACTGGCCGATATGTCGGTTGTCTCCGCTGTTCGTGAAATCGGAAAGATTGAAGCCCGCTTTGTGCGGGATGCAAAGGAATCTGCCCCTGCGGCCAAGCCTGTTGTTGGGAAGTCAAAAGCGCCAGCGCCGATCAATCCGTTGCGAGGCGCGGTTAACACGATTGATGCGAACCTGGACGCCGATGGCAATTTCCATGGTACATATCAGCAGTGGAAGGCCGCACGAGCAGCAAAGAAAATCCGCTGACAAACTAACCTTTTTCCAAGGAAACAGAAATGTCTAACAATTTGCTTACCATTAGCAAAATCACCAACGAAGCGTTGATGGTTTTGGAAAACGAACTGACGTTTTCGTCAGAAGTAAACCGCGAGTATGACGACCAGTTTGCTGTTGTCGGCGCAAAGATTGGTAACACCCTGAACGTCCGCCGTCCGGGCCGTTTCATCGGTACTACCGGCCCCGCGCTGAACGTTGAAGACTTCAACGAAACCAGCATCCCGGTGACCCTGTCGACTCAATTCCACGTTGACACGCAATTCACCACGCAAGACCTGGCTCTGTCGCTCGATATGTTCAGCGACCGTGTTCTGAAGCCTGCCGTTGCCGCTATCGCCAACAAGATCGATTTCGACGGTCTGACCATGGCGAAGAACAACACCGCCAACATCGTTGGTACCGCTGGCACCCCGCCGTCGGGTCTTATCACCTATCTGACCGCCCAAGCTTATCTGGATTCGGAAGGTGCCCCCCGTGATGGCCGTCGGTCTTGCATCATTGAGCCGTTTACCAGCGCCACCATCGTTGACAGCCTGAAAGGTCTGTTCAACCCCCAATCCGCTGTCAGCACTCAGTACCAGAAGGGTCTGATGGGCCGTGATTCGGGCGGCATGAACTGGAAGATGGATCAGAACGTTGTGGCGCAGACGTTCGGCGCGTGGACAACCACCGCTGGCACGCTGACCGCCAACACGCAATCCATCGGCATTTCGACCGGCTGGGCATCGAGCAGCACGATCACCCTGACCCACAGCGCGGGCCTGACCCTGCGTCAAGGCGATGTGATTCAGATTGCCAACGTGTTTGCCGTCAACCCGCAGAACCGCCAGGCTTATGGCTCCAACAAGCCCCGCAATTTTGTGGTTCAGTCCACTGTGACGGGTTCTGGTTCGTCCACCATGTCTGTGACTGTGGTTCCGGCCATCATTACTGGCGGTCAATTCCAAAACGTCACCATTCCGACGACTTCCGCTACCGCAACGGTTACCCCGTTCAGCATCGGTACGTCGGCCACCGGCGTTGTCAGCCCGCAGAACATCGTGATGCACCGCAATGCGTTCACGCTGGCCACTGCTGACCTGGAACTGCCTGACGGCGTGCATTTTGCTGGTCGCGCATCGGATAAGGAACTGGGCCTGTCGATTCGTGTGGTTCGCCAATACACGATCAACAACGACAGTATTCCGACCCGTCTTGACGTTCTGTACGGCTGGGCACCGCTGTACCAGGAACTGGCTTGCCGTGTCGCGGCCTAATCAACCCATATTGAAAGGAAACTGACATGAGCAATCCCGGCCCCGCAAGTACCCAGACCAATCACCCGTCCAATCTGGCCAGCAACCAGGCTCTGCGCCTGCTGGCTAGCGCCCAGGGTGTAAATCTGAACTCCGTCGGTGACACCGTCGTGAGCCTGGTGAACGACAGCGGCAACGTTAGCGTTCAGTCAATCATCGTGGCTAACGCCAGCGTTGACCTGACGACCGCCCAACTGGCTGTCTACACCGGCCCCGGCGCAACTGGCGCCACCATCAAGTCTGCCTATGCCCTGACTGGCAACAGCAGCAGCGCCAAAGTAGTGGTTACCGCCGCTACTAGCACCGATGCAATCGATGTAAGCCAACTCTACATTCGTTGCACGACTGCCCAAGGCGCAGCGGCTACCGCCGATGTGTTTATCTACGGGTATGACCTTACGTTCCTGTCCTGATCGGATGGAATGACGAGCAGGGAAAGCCGCCCCCAAAAGGGGTGGCTTTTTCGCTTCCTGAGCCTATAATTTCGCAACAAAGGGGAAACCTATGCTGCCTTTATTCAGACCTAACGGGCCGACTAGCCGCATCACAGTATCGGCCAGCGCCACAACCCCCCTGCAAATCACGCCCAACAGCAACATTGAAAACAACTATGTTGCGCTGCTGAACGTCGGAACCGCGACTGTTACGGTCACGCTGGGCACAACGTCAGGAACGACGCCCACGCCTGTGGTGCCGCTGACGACCGCGTCAACGCCAGGCGTTGTTCTGCCGCCGAACATGATTTATCCGATGGCAATTCCTGCCCCGCGGAATAATTTCTTTGTGTCCCTGATTGGAAGTGCCGCGAACGGCGATGTTTATGTGACGCCGCTGGCTGGGGACTAAGCATGACCAACCAGGTCGCCAACCAGCAGACCATCAATATCGTTCCTGTTCAGGGCATTTTTGGCCCTGAGCCGACGTTTACGCCGATTACGCTGGTCGGGCCTGCGGGGTCGTACTTTTACCCGCCCATCAATCCTGTTCAGTCAGGATTGAGCATCACGAACTCAACGATTGATTCGTCGGTTATCGGTGGCAACACGCCAGCCGCAGCGTATTTCACGACGGCCCAGGTTGCAGCGACTCCGACCGCGGATGCTGACGTAGCAAATAAAGCATACGTCGATTCCGTGGCTCAGGGGCTTGATATCAAGGCGTCGTGTTTGTACACCACGACCGCAGATATCACGCTGTCGGGACTGGCAACGCAGGCGGGCGGCGACTGGCCGTCTACGCTGACCGCGGGCACGCGGATTCTGGTCAAGAACCAGACGAATCAGGCTCAAAACGGCATTTATGCCGCAGCGGCCAGCGGCTGGACGCGCACCGCAGACCTGAACGCTTGGTCTGAAGTGCCCGGCGCGTTTACGTTTATTGAAGACGGCGTGAGCCTGGCGGCGACTGGTTGGGTCACCACCGCGGGATCAACGGGCACGATTGGCGTGACCAATATGCCTTGGACGCAGTTTTCAGGCGCGGGAACGTACACGGCAGGCAACGGCCTGCAACTGGTGGCTAATCAGTTTTCAGTGAAACTGAACGGTACGAGCCTGGACGCCAGCGCCAGCGGGTTGCGGATTTCTACGACCTATCCAGGCCAGACCAGCATCACCACGCTTGGCACGATTGGGACAGGTACTTGGGAAGCCACAGACGTTGCTGTGCTGCATGGCGGCACAGGCGCATCGGATGCCGCAGGCGCGAGGGCGAATCTGTCTGCGGCCATTCTGGGGGCTAACAACGACATCACCAGTATGTCGGCCATTACAGGCTCGATTGCCAGCCCGACGTACATCCAATTCAACACTACGCAAAACCCGTTGCCGACTGATGCGACGGGGCGGCTGTACTACAACAACGAGCAGCAATTCCAAACGATGGCGTTCCAAATGAACGGCAGCGTTGTGCATAAGGTCGGCGAAGAACTGTATTACCGCATCAAATGCCAAGGGGCCATCACCAAGGGCCAAGTGGTGTCGTTTGCGGGCACCTTGGGCGCGTCTGGTGGTTTGATTGGCAAGGCCGCAGCGGGACTGTCTGTTGACCAAGCCAATTACATTCTTGGCATTGCCGCAGAAACCGGCAACAACAACGACTGGATTTTTGTCACGACCTTTGGCGAAATCAGGCAACTGAACACCACGGGCGGCGCTGAAGCATGGGTTCAGGGCCAGGAGTTGTATTACAACCCGGCGGTGACCGGAGGTCTGACCAAGACCAAGCCCAACGCCCCGAACGCAATCTGCATGGTGGCCGCGGTTGTCCATGTCGGGACGTCAAATGGCGTTTTGTTTGTGCGGCCTACTTATGGGTCGGTTCTTGGAGGTACTGATGGCAACGTCCAATTCGGGACGTTAAACAACCTAGATGTGATCCAGTACGACAGCACCGCGCAATACTGGAAAAACGTTGCCGCCAGCACGCTGTCGGTCAGTTATGCGGCCACCGCGGGCAGCGCAGGCAGCGCCACCACCGCTACGACAGCAACCAACCTTGCAGGCGGTCTACAGGGCAGCGTGCCGTATCAAACCGGCGCAGGAGCAACAACGTTCCTGGGGCTGGGGACAAGCACCTACATCATGACCGCGGGCGCAACGGCCCCGCAATGGACGAACCCATCGAGCATTACTGTCGGCAGCGCGACAAGTGCCACCAGCGCAACCACAGCCACCAACCTGGCTGGCGGAGCCGCGGCCAGCATCCCGTATCAAACAGGGGCGGGCGCGACGTCATTCGTTGCGTCAGTGGCTGGTGATGCTGGCAAGGTCTTGCAAAGCAACGGCGTGTCAGCCCCGTCTTGGGTCACGCCGACGGCCTACGCAACGGTTACCGACGACACGACGACCAACGCAACGTATTACCCGCTGCTGGCCAATCAAACCGCGGGCAACCTGACGACCGAGTACACATCGTCTACCAAACTGCAATTTAACCCGTCGACAGGCACGCTCACGGCGACAGGGTTCAGCGGGTCTGGTGCAAGCCTGACGAGCCTGCCTGCGGGGCAACTGTCAGGCACCATCCCGACCGGCGTGCTGGGCAATTCAAGCCTGTACATTGGCACGACGCAAATTGCTTTGAACCGTGCCAGCGCCAGCCAGAGTTTGACCGGCGTAAGTATTGACGGCAGCGCGGGATCAGCAGGCAGCGCGACGAACGCAACGAATGCGGCTAACATCGGCATCACCGACGACACATCGACAAACGCCGATTATTATCCGGTTTGGGTGACCAATAGCACGGGCAATCTGCCTGCCAAGGTGTCCAGCACTAAACTGAAATTCAACCCGTCTACGGGCGTTTTAACACCCACAGGCGGCATCGGCGGGGGCGCATTTTGAACTACACCTGGAAGATTCTGAGCATTAAAGCCAAAGATGGGCTGATTACGCAAGCCCAATACCACGCCCGCGCCGCCCAAGATGACATGGCCGTCGAAACCGAAGGCACATGGTTTTTTAAGGGCCAGCGCCTAGTCGTGCCGTTTGAAAAAGTCACCGAAGAAATGATCGTGGGCTGGATCAAGGACGAATGCGACGGACTGATCGAAGCGCGTATGGCGCAGCAACTGAAAAACCTGGCTGAACGCGACGAAACGCCGCTGCCTTGGGCGCCCCAGGTGTTCACCCCCAAATTTGAGGAATAACTATGGCAGTCAACCTTTCACCCTTTTATGGCGTAGGCGGTCAATTATTTGACAACAACGGCAACCCACTGGCTGGTGGAAAGATTTTCACCTACCTGGCCGGGACGACCACCAACGCTGCAACGTACACCACGAATGCAGGAAATATTGCACATAGCAATCCTATCATTTTGGATGGCGCGGGGCGAGTGCCTTCAGGTGAAATATGGCTAACAAATGGAATTAATTATAAATTTGTTGTTCAAGACAGCGCAAACAATTTAATTGGAACGTTTGATAATGTTTTGGGCATCAATCAAAATCCATTTACAAACATAATTAATTTTACGGGGGATGGTGTTGTGGTGGCATTTACTTTGCCAGCGGCCCCTTCTTCAGAAAATTTTACTAATGTATTTATCAATGGTGTATACCAATTTAAGAATACATATAGCGTTAGCGGCGTAACTTTGACGTTCTCGCAAGCGCCGCCTTTCACTTCCAAAATTGAAGTGGAGTATTAAGCATGGCGCAAACAGGCTACACCCCAATCCTGATTTACAGTAGCAGCACGTCCAGCCAAGCACCGGCTGCGGGCAACCTGACCAACAGCACGTTGGGATCGGAACTGGCCATAAACATCACTGACGGCAAACTGTTCTACAAGGACAACGCCAACGCAGTGCAGGTCATCGCTTGGAAGACTACGCCGACGACAGCGGGCGGCACCGGCCTGACTAGTTATACCGCGGGTGATTTGCTGTATTACGCCAGTGGAACTACGTTCACAAAGCTGGCCATCGGAACATCCGGACAATGGTTGGGTTCATCCGGTACAGCGCCGCAATGGAACGCGCCAGCGGCCTTAACCAAGACCGATGACACCAACGTCACGTTGACCTTGGGCGGCAGCGCCAGCACTGCATTGTTGAATGCTGCATCATTGACTTTGGGCTGGACGGGAACTTTGGCTGTATCGCGTGGCGGCACAGGAACCGGCACTGCTGGAATCACTGCATTCAACAACATCACGGGATACACCGCATCTGGAGCCACAGGAACGACCAGCACCAATTTGGTATTTTCAACGTCACCATCAATTACAACGCCAACATTAGTTGGTAATGCAACACTTAGCACTGGAAATTTAATTCAAGGGACAGCGGCTAAAGGATTTAACTTTACCGCAAACAGCTCTCTTGCTGGAATGACCAGTCAATTGCTAAATTATTATGAAGAAGGAACATGGACTCCAACAGTAACATCTAGCACTGGAGCCATTACAAGTTACACCCTTGGCACTTGCAACTACACCAGAATTGGACGAGTGGTACATATCAATTTTTCTGTCACTATCACCAATGCTGGCACTGGCGCTGGGGCGCTCAATGTATCACTGCCATTTACAAACGGCGCCGCAATTGCCAACGGCACAGGCCGAGAAAATGCATTAACAGGATCGCAATTACAGGCTCGGGTGGCCGCATCAGGAACAGATATGAATATTCAAACGTATAACAACGCAACCGCAATTGGGACAAACGCGCAAATTCGCGCATCTATGACTTATTTTGTGTAAGAGGTAACAGATGGCACTCACGAAAGTCACATACTCAATGATTGAGGGGCAGTACGTCAATGCACTTGATTATGGCGCTGACCCCACGGGGGCTGTTGATAGTTATGCTGCATTGCAAGCTGCTATTACAGCAGCGCAAGGTCGTATTGTTTACGTTCCTGCTGGAACATACCTTGTTTCAGATACGCTTTCCTACAACACTTTTGCCACCTTTGGGTTCACCAGCCCAGGCATAAAGATTGTTGGCGATGGAATGACCAAAACATTTTTTGACCATCGCGCAGCCAACAAGCCTTTGATTGATATTGATAGCGGGGTGCATGGTGGTTCTTATACCGCCTCGATGGGTGCTGTTTTGGCTGAGTTTGCAATCATCAACACAGCAACAACTGCCGGGGCTACTGGAATTCGTGTGCTGAACGCATACGAGGTCAAGATTGACCATTTATACATCAAAGGCATGACCTTGGATGGTATTGAAATGGCAAACGGGCTGTTTGTTGATGACGGCTGGAACATGATTAGCGTCACGCAGTGCTGGATTGATACGTGCGCCCGTTGGGGCATCAAGGCTGACGGTACGGCGGGACGCAACGAAGGTTCTTATACCTATCTGCGTGAAGTGTTTTTTCAAACGTGCGGGACAGCCAGCGCCAGCACACCACCGCCATCTGGCGGCATGATCTGGAAAGGCCAGGTTATGACGATGGAGCAGTGCGCTTTCGCCAATGGTGTTGAAAACGTGGGCTTGTTCATCAAGGGTGAATCCGGCCTTGGTCAGACAGTTGACCTGCGAAACACTACATTTGAGAACTGCAAGAAGCGTGGTCTTTACGTTACTGGAGTCAACGTATTCAAAGGTCGCAATCTTCAGCTCTACAACAACGACACGTATACCGCAACAGCGCAATGTGAATTCATTGGCGGGTCGTACACCATCAACCAAGTCGATATCGACGGTGTGACGATCCGCGCCACATCGGGTAACAATCCTTGCACCGCGTTCAAATTGTCAGGCGCAAACGTCAACTTCGATACCTGCCGTGTTCGCAACGCCAACTGGGAAAACTTTGACTATGCTGGTCAAGTGCGATTTGACGGATGGGAATTTGACCATGTTGCAAACTGCGGAGTTTTGCAGGTTGCTAGTGCGTCTGAAGTGGCTTTCAAACCAAATTCACAGAATCCGTTTGGCAATACTGTGCCTTTACGTTTGCGCGGCCCTGCTAATCAAAGTGGCGTAGGTGTTGCATCAACGAATGGTGAATGGATTGCAATTCAAATTCCTAACACTGGAATTTCGCTTGATCTAACAGGACTTCCTGCTAATACTCGATATTATGTTTATCTGTACGATAACGATGGAATAGCTGCCCTTTCTGCAAGCGTTACCGGATGGACAATTGGTTCTTTCGGTTATGCCGTTAAGTCCGACAATAGCGCATATCTATATGTTGGAAGTTTTGAAACTGGTGGAAGTATCGGTACGGCAAAAACAACAGCGGGAGGCTGGTTAAACCCAATACTAATTCCTGGAACACAAGTTGGCGCTTCTCGATATGTGTGGTTTGATGCGTCAACTGTTCTACGCAGCAATGGGGCACTGCCTACCAACGACACCGATGGAACAGCGGTTTAAGGACAAAACATGACCACGCCATACGACATCATCACCCGGTCAATGAAGGACATTGGCGCGTTGGCGTCGGGCGAAAACCCGACAGCAGACGAAGCCCAGGACGGGCTGGATTTGCTGAACGACATGATTGCCCAGTGGTCGAATGAAAACATGATGGTGTTTTACCGCACGGAAATCGTGTTTCCATGCGTGCAGAACCAGGTTCAGTACACCATCGGGCCAGCAGGCAACGTGTCGGCCAGGTTTGTTGGATCAATCAGCGGCACGACTCTAACGGTTCCAGCAAACGGCGTGACCAAAGGCGCGATTACCATGGGCATGACGCTGTCCGGGCCTGGCGTGCTGTCTGGGACGACCATTGTGGGCTTTGGAACGGGCGCTGGTGGCAACGTCAACGAGGGCGGCACCTACACGGTTAGCCGCACACACACGACGCCTGTCGTGACGCAAATTATTGACGCGTACTACCAGCGACCGCTTACGATTGAATCCGCGTTTGTGCGAGTGCAGACCACATCAAACGGCGTGCCCATCTACGGTGGCGGACTGGATTATCCGATTGCAATTCTGAGCCTGGAAGAATATGAGTCAATCGGACTGAAGACGCTGAACGGCCCATGGCCTAAATCGCTGTACTACCAGCCGTCTGAACTGCTGGGCACCATCTACCTGTGGCCGAACCCTTCGCAGGGAGAAATGCACCTGTTTACGCAGACTATCTTCCGCGAGTTTGGCGACCTGTACGGCAGCATGGAATTCCCGCAGGGCTACAACATGGCGTTGCGGTGGTGTCTAGGCGAGCGCATGATGCCGATGTACGGGAAGGTCAACCAGATTCAGGCGAGCCAGATTACCGCCTACGCTGCTCAGGCTAAAGCAACGATCAAACGCACGAACATGAAGCCGCCGCAGGTCAGCAGGTATCCTGACGTCTTGATGACGGGCCGACCCAAAGACGCCGCGTTCATCCTCGATGGCGGCTTCAACTAGGTTTTATGATGAATGAAAACGTGAGGATTTAACCCATGGCCAAAAGAAAGGTGTTTGCCGATGTTTGGGAACTTGTTTCGCAAGGCAATGCCGACGAATGTTGGAATTGGCTTGGCTGCAAGAACAGTACAGGCTATGGCAGCATAACGATTGGTCAGAAAGTTTATTCAGCACATCGAATTGTTTTTGCGTTGACAAATCCAGGTCTGATTGAAATGTCAGCCCCCAAAGATAAAAAAGCCAAGCAATTCATTCTGCACAAGTGTGACAATCGTTTGTGCTGCAACCCCTCGCATATGTCACTTGGCAACTATGCGGACAACAACAGGGATGCAGCAATCAAAGGGCGTTCAAATGCACCCAAAGGCGCACAGCATAAAAAAGCAAAATTGACACAAGAACAAGCCGACATGATAAGAAAAATTTATGTTCCCGGCGTGACTTATGTTGATCTTGCAAATAGGTTTGGGTTACACGCAAACAATGTCTCACGTATTGTGCGAAACAAAGCATATTTAGCGAGAGGGGCATAACTATGGATTTTGGTTTTGTCGGCGCGTCTTACACAACCCGATCAATCTACCAAGACGATCAAGAAACGATCAACTTCTACCCCGAAATCGACCCGACGAAACAGCCAGGCGAAAGGGGGATTGTGGCGCTGTACCCGACCCCTGGCCTGGTGACCGAAATCACTTTCCCCATTCCCGCCGAAATCCGCGGGCAACGGGCGCTGTCGGGCCTACAGTACGCCATCGCGGTCTGTGGCAATCGGGTCTACCGCATCGACCAGGCGTTGTCCTACATTCAGGTCGGGACTTTGACTACAAGCAGCGGGCCGGTGTCAATCACCGACAACGTGATGACCGTGCAGGGTTTGACGGCCTACATCGTGGATGGCGTGAACCGCTACTACTACGTTGTGGCCACCAACACGTTTGTGACGCTGCCCCCGTCTGACGGGGCTTGGCAGGGTGCCGACGTGTGCGACACGGTGGACAACTACATCATCTATAACAAGCCAGGGACGCAACTGTGGTCATCAACTGACCTTGGGTCGCCCCTGTCCACCCAGGCATGGTACGGGGCCAAGGATGGGTCGCCTGATAACCTGGTGGCCTTGATCGTTGACCACCGCCAGGTCTACCTGCTGGGCGAAGTGACCACGGAAGTCTGGGTGGACGTGGGCACCCAGATTCCTGGGCTGCTGACGTTCCCGTTTCAGCGGGTGTCTGGAACATCAAGCCAGAACGGTATCGGGGCGCGGTTCTCGCTGGTGCGTTACGCCGAAACGTTCATGTTCCTGTCCCGCGACACGCTGGGCACGGCCACCATCGGCATGATGATGGGCTACGAGTACAAGCGGGTTTCGACCCATGCGGTGGAAAACAGCCTGATCGGCGTGAACGTCGAGAACGCCCGCGCCTGGTCGATGCAGCAGGAAGGCCACGAGTTTTACGTCATCACCTTCCCCGACATTGATCTGACCTGGGTCTATGACCTGGCCACCCAGCAGTGGTTCAAATGGCTATGGTGGGACAGCCCCAACGCGGTCTACAAGCGCCACCGCGGCCAGAACTGCATTGCGTTTGCCAACAGGAACCTAGTTGGTGACTACGACAACGGCAAAATCTACAGCCTAGACTTTGACGCCTACACCGATGCAGGCAATCCGATTCGTCGGTTGCGTCGTGCGCCACACATCACCACCGACTTGCAGCGCCAATACTTTGAGGAATTTCAAATCCAGTTTCAGCCTGGCGTCGGGCTGACCACGGGACAGGGTGACAACCCCCAGGCGATGCTGCGGTGGTCGAACGACGGCGGGTCTACCTGGTCGAACGAACACTGGGTCGGCATCGGTCGGCAGGGCAATTACACCAACCGCGCCATCTGGCGGCGGCTGGGGTGGGCGCGTGACCGCATCTTTGAAGTAGCGGTGACTGACCCTGTGAAGGCTGTGATTGTGTCGGCCAACCTGAAGGCATCGCCTGGGGATAACTGATGGCGACCCTTACGAACATTCGGTTTCCCACGTCGCCGTTCATTGAACAGGCCACGGGCAGACCGTCGCGTGAGTGGATACAGTGGCTGCAAAACCCCAACTTGGTCAGCACCACGGTGCAGTACCAGATCATCAACGGGGGCGAAATCAACAACACGGTGATCGGTAACGTCACGCCCGCACAAGGTACGTTTACGCTGCTGACCGCGCTGAACGGTATTGGAGGGGGTACGTTTTGAACGTTAGAGAAGCAACGGTTGCTGATTTAGATGCCTACGTTGAACTGCTAGCGCACTTCCATGCTGCATCACCGATGCACGGCGTCGCTGACTATGATCCTGTCGGAATCCGTGCTTTTTTGGCCGCTTCGTTAGAAAATAGCAATATTGCGCTGTTTGTCGGGGAGTTGGACGGCAAGATTGTCGGCGTGACGTCGTGTTTGCTTTATCCCATGTATTTCAATCCTGGTTACGAAGTGGCGCAGGAACTATGGTGGTGGCTGACGCCTGACGCCAGAGGCAGCGGGGTCGGCCAGGCCATGTTCAAACGGATTGAAGCCTGGGCAAAAGAAAAAAACGCAAGGGCGCTGTTTATGATTGCTTTGGAAGATGAACGCGCAGCAGCGATGGAAAAGGTCTACTTTCGAGCAGGGTTCAGGCCGCTTGAAAGAACGTTCATTAAGGAGTTGTAAATGGCAATCGGAACAGGAACCGCACTACTGCTAGGTGCTGGCGCTGGCCTGATCGGCGCTGGTATGCAGTCGAGAGCGGCAAAGTCTGCTGCGGCGCAACAAGCTGGGGCTACTCAATACGCTGCTGATGTTCAGCGGCAGATGTTTGAAACCATCAACCAGCAGCAAGCCCCGTACCGGGAAGCTGGCTACGGTGCGCTGACGCGGATTGGCGAACTGCTGCCGGGTCTGACGGCCCCCGTGTCCCGTGAGGAAATCTTGGGATTGCCTGGCTATCAGTTTGGCATTGAGCAGGGTACAGGTGCCGCCCGTGCGGCCATGAACGTCGGCGGCGGTGGGTCGAACGTTGACCGCGCAGCCCAGAAGTTTGCGATTGACTACACCCTTGGCACCGCGATGCCCCAGGTCATTTCGCAGCGCCAGAACATCTACAACACCTTGGCCGGTATCGCTGGCATCGGTCAGACAGGCCAAACTCAAGCCAACCAAGCCGGGATGAATGCGGCTGGCAACATTGGCCAGGCCGCGATTGGCGGGGCGACCGCGTTGGGCGCTGGTCAGATTGGCGCTGCCAATGCGATGGCCGGTGGGTTGCAAGGCTTGGGTAACACAGCGTTCCTGTATAACCTGATGAATAGACAAACTGGCGGTGGCGGTTTGAATGACCCATATCCAGGATTTAACGCCTCAATCGGACTGAAGGGTTAATCATGGCAGACCTAAGCGTAACCCCTATCGCAGCCCAGATCAAACCCGTGCCCAACATGAGTTTGGGCGAGATGGTTAACCTTGCCCGCGGCGCACAAGCCTATCAGCAGTCCGAGCAAATGAACCCCTTGCTGCTGCAACAACAGCAACAGGTGACTGGTACGGGGCAAATTGCGTTGACGTTGGAGCAGCAAAAAGAAGCTGAACGAGCAAGGGTCATGCAGTTTATGAGCCGCCCTGAAAACTTCCAAAGCGATGGGCGGATTGACATCAATAAGTTAAATGCGGAAATTCCTAAAATTGCCCCATTGACTGGCGGTGAACTGATTCGCCAGTACAGCGACCTTAGCACCGCACAGACCCAAGCCGAACGAGCCATTCAAGACATGACTACATCGCAGCGCGAAGTAGTGGGGTCTGGCCTTAGCGCATATGGTTATCAAGGCGTCAAAGACCCGACGGTTTATCAAGGGTTTTTTGACAACATCGAAAAACAGTACGCCAACAACCCGGCCATGCGAAACCTGGTGCAATCATTCAGGACGCAGTTAAGCATGGTGTCTAATCCCGATTTGCTGCCGCAGTTGGCTATCAATGCTGGCAATCAAGTCATGAGTGTCGCAGCACAGCGCACAGCGTTTGGCAAACAGCCTGGCACAATTAGCACCACCGCGGCTATTTTCCCGACGACCACGACTCCATCAGTGGCTGGAGAATCGCCAACTATTGAAGTTGGTACAAAGCCACTTGCCATCACACAATTGCCACCTGGAAGTCGAATTAGGCCGACAGGGCGTATTGGGCCTGATAACCGCGAATTGATGGACGCATTTGGGCCTAATGGTGATTTGCTTGGCACCTTTTCGGCTGGTGATTTGGAGGCTGCTGCTGCTGGAAGATTGCCGACTGCGCCACTTACGCCGACTGGACAAGCCGCGCCTGTCGTTGCGCCACCGCCACCGCCGCCAGGCGTTATTACACAGCCCAACATCCAGGCGCGTGATCTGCCGCCATTTGGTGCGCCACCATTGCCGCCTGCATCCGAACCCGCTGGATTGCCGCCGCAATACAAAACTCCTGTGCGTATTCCAGCGTTTGAAACCGCGGAATCAGGAAACACTTACCGCACCCAAGCCATGGCGGCGCGTGAACAAGTGCAACCTGCGCGGAATGCGGTAGACAACATTCGCACCATCAGACAGTATTTGCCACTTGCACAAACGGGTCGGTACTCTGAAGCCATTGCAGGATTGCAGTCGGTGTTGGGTAACGTGGCGGGCAGCAAACCAGAAGAACTGGCGGCAGCGGCGCGTGACATCATTGAAAAGAACATTGCTGATCTTGCGTTGCAAAAAAATTCAGCGTTTGGGGGGAAATTTGCTGCTGATTTGGCTGCGGTGCAAAACTCATTGGCTAGCGCCGGTAAGAATCCAACAGCCATCTCTAAGGTGATGGATCAACTTGAACCTTTGATGCAGCACGTTGCCAACTATTCAACGGGACTAGAACGTGCCATCGCCAAAAGCCCCAACAGTTACTACGCCAAACCTGATTTTGATCGAGCCATGAATGATGCCTATGATCCTTTGGCGTTGAGAATGAAAAACGCATACGACACAGGCGGTAGGGATGGACTAACGAAATGGTTGAATGCCAACAACGTGAATTTGACTGAACAGCAAATGTTGTTGCAAAAACTTCAGGCGTATGGCCGGTTGGTCAGAGGGGACTAAACATGGCACAAGAATTTGACCTGACTGGCTTAGAGGGCGCGTTGGGTGTAAAGCCGCGCAAATCTGAACCACCTTCACAAACAGCGACGACCCCCGCGCCGCTGCGAACCAACAACCCTGGCGCACTGATGCCCAAGGGCCAACTGGCCCAATTCGGCACCATGGACGAAGGGTTGCGGGCACTTGACCAGAACCTGCAAGCCTACGGCAAGCGGGGCATCAATACGCTGGAAGGCGTCATTAACACCTGGTCACCGCCGACCGGCAAAGGCAACACGCCCGAAGGGACGCGCAACTACATCAACCATGTGGCCAGGGTGACTGGCCTAAAGCCCGACCAGCCGATTGACCTTAGCAACCCGCTGGTACGTCTGCAACTGACCGCGGGCATCACGCAGTTTGAAAGCGGGCCTGGGGCCATTTATGGACAACGGGCACCTGCGCCCGCTGCGGCACCTGCTGCTGCGGCTGGATCGACTGGGGAGTTTGATCTTGGCGGTCTTGAGAGAGCATTAAAAGGTGCCCCTGAACCTGCTTCGACTGCCGCAGCGCCAAGTGCAGCGCCAAGTGCGACGCCTACACCAACAACCGCAGCGCCATCTAAGCCGCCTGTTCCGCGGATGTTTGAATCTCAAACGGAGTTTGGTAAAAAACTTCAAAGCGCGATTGAGTCTATTCCCGGTTCGGCAGAAATTGGCACATTTGCCAACGTTGCTGGCGGCACCGTTTCCAAATCTATTGGTGCGGTGCAACAGTTGGTCGGCAAGTATTTTCCTGGTTTGGATGAATCCACTCGCCAAAACATCATGGCCAATGCCCAACAAAACATTGAGTTGGCCAATCAAGCCATGGAACAAGCTGGCCGCAAAGAAAGCCCGAAGGCTGCTATCGCGGGTGAAATTACCGGCTACGTAGTGAACCCTTTGAATAAATTGATTCCTACGTTTGGCGCAGCACCTACAACCATCAAAGGCGCTGCGGCTAAGGCTGCTGGCCAAGGCGCAGTAGCCAACGTGCTGATGACGCCTGTGGAGGATCAGCAAGCATCATTTACAACCGAAAAACTCAAACAGGCGGCGACTGGCGCAACGTTTGGCGCTGGCGGTGGCGCGGCTATTCAAATGTTCAGCACAACCGCTGGGCGCGGCATTGACGCTGTTCGTAAAAGATTCGGCGGTGCTGTCCCAGCCAATCAACTGGATGACGCAGCTAACACCGTGTTGCGTGAAGCTGGGTTAGACCCCAACACGATTGCGCCGCAGTATTTCAAAGGTCTGCAAGACCAGGCCAAGACGGCGCTTCAGACTGGTGACATTAAAACATTTCAGCAATTTGCCCGCAACTTTAGCGAAGCAAATGAGTTGGGCATTCCGATGTTGCGTGGACAGTTGACCCGTGACCCCATGCAGTTTGCTGTTGAACAAAATTTGCGCGGCATTCAAGGCGTAGGCGAGCCGATTCAACAAGTGCTGCAAGCGCAAAACAAAGCGTTGTTAAGCAAGCTGGATGACTTTGGTGCTGCTAAGGGACAATCAATTACCACCAGCGGCTTTACATTAAGCAACGCATTGGGCCAAGCCGACGAGGTGGCCGCACAACGCGTTCGTGATGCATATGCAGCCTATCGGCAATCTACTGGCCGCAACATTGACGTACCGTTGACGGGGCTGGCGCAAGACTATGCGCGAGTGTTGCGGGACTTTGGTAAAGATCAAATTCCTGGTGGCGTTCGCAACAATCTGAATTCACTTGGATTGTTAAGCGGCAAGCAACTGAAAGTCACCACGATTGATGATGCTGAACGACTGATTAAGGTTATCAACAACAATTACGATCCATCTAAACAATCCAAAGGCACTCTCAATGCTTTAGATGAATTGCGCCGTTCGTTGAACAATGCCATCAATGAAGCCGGTGCCAATCTGCCTGGCCAAGCGGGTGCTGCTGCGCGTGAAGCCCGAAAAATTGCACAGGAACGATTCCAAACCATTGACAGCATTCCTGCACTAAAAGATGCGATACGCGGCAAGGAACCCGACAAATGGGTAACTAAACACATCTTGCAAGGCAACGTCAACGAAATTGACAAGATGCAAAAGTACCTTCAGGCCAACAATCCTGAAGCCTTGGCGCAAGTGCAGAATGACATCATCAAGCACATTAAAAATCGCGTGACCAACAACGTCAGCGATGAAAACGCAGCCTTTAGTCAAGCCGGACTAAAAGACTTTGTGAAAGGGCCAATGGCTGATCGTTTACAGCGATTCCTGACGCCCGAACAATTTAGCAACTTGACCAAACTAAACCGTGTTGCGGAAAATGCACTGGTTGCGCCAGTAGCAGCAGCGGTCAACAGATCGAACACCGCACCAGCAGCCGCAAATTTCGTTAAAGGTGTTGTTCAGTCTGGCGAAATTAACAACTTGTTGGCCACCATTGCTGGATGGAATTTCCCATTGTTGACTGGCGCAGCAGTAGCAGTGCAGCAACGTGTGCAACAGCGCAAGGCATCAGACTTGTTGCGCCAGGCCACAGAACCTACGGTAGTACCGCCCCCGCCGCGCAAAACAATTCCAATTACAGACATGGTTAGACCTGGTGTTGTGGGCGCTGGTGCTGGCCAAGCAGTTATTGAACAACGAAATGTCGAAACGGAAGGACGACGATAAATGGCGCAGCAACCAGACATTGATCCAGTCAAGTACGGCCAACTCTGGGAAAAAGTCCAGAACTACGAGCGCCGGTTTGATGACATGGAAAAGAAGATTGACAAGATGGAAGGCAACCTAGAAAAGCTGGTGGCGCTGGCCAACCAGGGCCGAGGGGGCTTTTGGGCGGGCATGGCCTTGGTGTCTGCCGCATCAAGCGCCATCGGCTACTTTTCCAGCTACTTTCACAAGTAAGGAGCCGCCATGCTGCAAGCCCTGATCCCTGTACTGGCCCCCATTCTGGGGAAGGTGGTCGGCAACCTGTTCCCCGACCCCGCAGAAAAAGCCAAGGCCGAAGCCGAAGTGATGCGCCAGCTACTGGCCGCGCAGTCTGAAATCGAACAGGCCGCGTCCAAGATCATCCAGACCGAAGCGGCATCCACTCATTGGCTGGCCGCAAACTGGCGACCGCTGACCATGATTACCTTTGTGGCCCTGATCGTGGCCAGGTGGTTTGGCTGGGCTGCGCCAAACCTGTCCGAAGCCGAATACATCAAACTCTGGTCGATTGTCGAATTCGGGCTTGGTGGATATGTTGTGGGTAGGTCTGTGGAAAAGATCGCCCCCAGCATCGCCCAAGCGATTAAGCGATGACCTTCAAGCTGTCCAAGCGGTCGCTGGCCAACCTTGAGGGCGTGGACTACCGCCTGGTGATCGTTGTCCATCGCGCCATTGAGTTGACCAAGGTGGACTTTGCGGTGATCGAAGGCGTGAGAACGCCCCAGCGCCAGCGTGAACTGTTCGACAAGGGCGCAAGCCAAGTCCGCGAGGGTGGGACACACGTCCAGGGTAAAGCGGTTGACCTGATGGCCTATATCGGCACCAGGGGGTCGTGGGAACTAAACCTGTACGACGACATTGCAGACGCCATGAAAGAGGCGGCAATCGCTGAAAACGTACCGCTACGATGGGGCGGCGCGTGGACTGTCAACGATATCCGCAAATGGCAAGGCACGATGGAAGCGGCAATGATGTCGTATGTCGATTGGTGCCGAAAGCAGGGCAGACGGCCATTTATCGACGGCCCGCACTTTGAAATCGTTTGAGTAGCCAGCCCCAGACAGCCGCCCAGGTCAGCGGCGGCGGTCTGTTGGGGCAATCCCGGCCCTGGCGGCAGTCACCAGGGCATGGCGGACAGCCTATCTTTTTAGGCGATAAAACCATTTGTCACCGCGGCGCTGGCAGTTGATGGCATACCCATGCTGTCGCAATTCAGCAACTACGCTGTTGACGGCGCAAACTTGGGCCTGCATCACGATGTCCAAAGTAGTGAACTCTCCGCCTTTCAGCAACAGCCGCAAGACTCGCTGAAGACGATCGGAGTTGTCTAGGTTGGCCGCGTTCATGGTCAGAACGGTACGTCGTCATCAAGGTCGTTATGTGCGCGGCGCTGGGGCTGTTCGCCTTCCACGGGATCGGGGTCGTTGAGATACGCCCAGCCATCCCAGCCACCTTTCACAAACGGGTTGGCGTCCAACTTCAACATTGGCCCGTTTTTGGTGTCGATGATTGAGCCGATTTTCATGTAACGATTCTTCTGCTGGCCCTGTGCGTTGGTGTATTGGCCCGTGATGACTTTGACGACCTTCTGTACTTTCGGCATGACTTATTCCCCAAGGATTTTGTTGAGTGCTGCAACTTTGGCGTCGACTTCAGCCAAAAACTTGATGACTTCCGTTTCTGTGTCGGCAAGCCATTTATCGTCGCGCTGAACGCGTGTGATGAAGAGTTGAGCCTTTGCAGGCATCCTCGGATCAAAGACAACGTAATCGCACCAGGCGCGGTTAGCACAACGCATCTGCCATTGCATCTGAGCAAAGTATTTTGCTTCTACCGGTTTGTCTGACAGCCAGCATTCCAGGGCAGTCTTGCTGTCAGGGCATTTGATTTCCACCATGCCATCAGTGCCCACAAGACCGTCAGGAGAAGCCCCAGACGCGTCGATAATCGGGTGAGGCATAAACCCTACCTCCTCAACCATCACGCCCGTCTTGGCTTCATACGCAGCCCTGGCAAACGGTTCCTGGTCAATCCCCCATTGCATGGCTGCGTTGGTGTAGGACTCAGCCTTTGAGCCTGTGACGCGTTCCAGCACCAGTTGCGTCATGTAGTTGCCGCGGTCTGCCCCGTATCCGGTTTTTGTTTTGGCAAGAACCTTGTGGAGTGAGGAGGCCGTGACCTTGCCCAGCCTGGCAGCAAACCAGTCTTCAGTGCGTTGCTCAGTCATTTGGTTGCTCCTCAGTTTTGTCTGTTTCGCTTAACTCGGCCATGTTTGGGCACGACCAGCGGAAATCGACGGTGTTAAACGTGGTGCCGAGTTTGTTGTTGTAGTAGTCCAAAACTGCGGCTTTGATTTCGTTGGTATCGATTTCGAGTTTCATTGCTGTTTCTCCTTTTTGGCGCGTTCGATGCGGGCTTTCTTGGCTGCGATTACACGGGCCTGAAGTTGCTGGTGACCGTTGCAGGCTTCGTATGCTGCGGCGTAGACGCGTGCGAGGTCGTCGCTGTTGACGCTGGCGTCAATCGCTGCCAGGTGGTCAGTTATGTCGGGCAAAGGCTGTGATGGCGGTCGGCGGCTGCTGGCATTGCCGTCGTCGTCTTCAGGGGCGATACCGCAAGCAGCCATCAGGCTGTACCGGCGGGCATAGGTCAGCGCAGAACCATAGCCTTGCGGGTCTTGTTTGGCCGCGGGGACATGGAGTTGGCCGCAGTTGATAACTTCGCCTGATTCGTGGACAAACACGGTTTCAACAGTCACGCCGTCGTCGCATGGGCTAAGGCGTTGTGTGAGTGCAATGCCGTTGTTGTTGAGTGCGTCAATCACTGCTTCGACGCAAGCGGCCAGGTCGGCATACCGTGACTTGAAGTGCGGGTTAGTGCTGGACTTGAGCGCAGGCCCAAACTCTTTTTGAGCCTTGACCAAGGCCGCGGCGGCTTTATTGAGAGGATGCATTTCGTCGTATTCCTGTTGTCGTTGGACTGTTTCGTAGAACTGTTGCTGGCTCATTTGCGGTTCGTTTCTGCAAGAGGCTTCCAGCCAAACCGACGCCACGTTTTAGTGACGTCAGTAGCCGCAGCAGGCGTGTACTTGAATTTAGGGTCAAGAATGTTGACCGCGGGCGGCGTGGCCCGCTGTGGCTTGCGTTTAGACATTGGCAATGTCTTTCGCAAAGGCGACTGCCTGAACCAGCATGGCCAGCGGGAAGATGCGGGTGGCCACAATCATTTCCGCATCGGTGTCGAGCAGCGTGACGGCAAAGCCTTTGGTTACGGCGGTCACGGTGGCTGCGATGCCCAGGTCGGCATTTACAAAGGTTGCAACCTGGTTGGTGGTGTCGTTCATCTGTTTGCTCCTTAAAAGACCGCACGATTGCGGCATGGGTACATCGTAAGCCAGATTGACTGGCTGTGTCAAGCAGTCAAAACAAAGCCATTGCAAGCCAAAGCAGCGGGTAGCCAACAGCCACCGCAGCGATGGCCATGAGCAGGATTTGCAAGTGTGTAGGTTCCCTGTCCATGGCCAACTCCTTACCGCGCAGCCCTGGCGCAAGCCGCATTCCACAGGGGATTTCCAGGGAAAATCCTGACCCGACCTGTTTCAAAATAGTCGGTCATGATGTCGGTGTTGTTTTCGTAGGGAGCCTGATCGGCAAACACGCGATAGAGCGCATTTGTGTAGTCTTTTGCGTAGATCGTTACGCAGTCACGACCATCAATCAGGGTTGAGCGGCTGTACCAGACACGGGCTTTTTCGACGCCGTTGGTAACGTAGAACTTCATCATCTTGACCATTTGTTTCTCCTTAAAAGACCCGTGAAAGCATAAGTTGGGGCCGTAGCCCCAAGTTGATTAGTAAACAAACATATAAGCGGGGAGTGCTTGTTTGCGGATCAGGCTGCGACGCGTGGGGGGTGCATCGCTGCAACACGTTCCCATTTCTGCGCGACTTCTGTCGCAACGTCCGATTCAAGAATTGCCGTTTGAATCAATTTATCGTTGCCGCCTAACGCGACGCAGTACATCGCAACACGGGCCTGGGCTACGTTTGCAGCGTGACGTGCTGCCTGTGCTTTCTTGAGGGCTTCTGCTTTGGTCATCTTGATTTTCCTTAAAAGACCCGCGAGGGCATGAACGAATTGTAAGCCTGCTTACGTTAGCGTGTCAACAAGTTTTTTTGTTTTCTTTGGCGGCTGTTGCAATGGCGTCTGCTTCTGTCTGAAAACTGGCTTTCATTCGTTGGTAGAAGCCGCTCGACCAACTGCGAGTCACGACAAAGCCGTTGAATGATTTGACAACTTGCCAGGGTGTTGCTGTAGGTGCGTTCATGTTCAGGCTCCGGTTGATGCCCCGGCTGACCGGGGCGGTGTGTGTGTCAGACCTTGAGGCTGCGAGGGCACTTCCATTGGATCGCACTGGGAGGAACAATGCCTTCTTCCAGCCAGACCATGATCGACAGCGCCCATTCATGTTGCTTGTTGACTGACACACCTGCGTTGCGTGCGTCTTCTTGCAGGTCGAGAAAGTAGGCTGCAAACTTGCTGCGGGCTTGGGCTTCAGTCATTTTGTTTTTTCCGGTTCGTTAATCACAGGCTCTATGTTAAGCCCGCTTACACGCCATGTCAAGTACCTGAGCAAAAATTTTTTTGTCTGTTGCAAGAAAGCGCAAGTAGGCTTACCATGCGAGCATGGACAAGAAACAAGCAATCGAAAAGGCGGGCACTGCCATGGCACTGGCAAAGTTGCTCGGGATCACGCGCCAGGCCATCAGCCAGTGGGGTGACGCCATCCCCACGGCCCGCGTCTGGCAGTTGAAAGCCTTGAAACCGGAGTGGTTCAACGACTAGAATTGTGTGGAACCCGGCTAGGTTGGAAGTCATGAGCCAACCGAAAAGCGAGCCTCCCCGCCTGCCGTCGGTTTCTTTTTGGGAGGACAGATTGGAGGTTCGATGCACTACTACCAGCACCATATTGGTGACTTCATAAAGGCTACAGCACGCCTAAACGACGCGCAGTGCATGGCCTACTTGCGGCTGCTGTGGATGTACTACGACAGCGAGAAGCCGCTCCCCGACAACCCCAAAGTTTTGGCGTTCCAACTTGGCGCGAGTCAGGAGGACGTCGAACTGCTGCTGGCCAGTTTTTTTAGCCTGGCAGAAGACGGATGGCACCAGTCACGGTGCGACTACGAAATCGCAGAGTACCGAGCATTTCGAGAGAAAAAATCGAACGCCGGTAGAGCATCTGCTGAACGCCGGAAGTACAGCAGCACAACATCTGTTGAACAGGTGTTGAACAACCGTTCTACCGCTGTTCAACTAACCACTAACCAACAACCAATAACCAACAACCAAGAAAAGAAAGAGAGAGTGCAGCGCGGGACGCGCCTGCCACCAGACTGTTTGATGACTCCAGAGTGGTTGGAATTTTGTCAGCGAACAAGGCCCGATTTGGTGCCGTGGGACGTCTTTGAAGGCTTCCGAGACTACTGGATAGCCCAGCCCGGTCAGAAGGGCGTAAAAACTGACTGGGACGCAACCTGGCGTAATTGGGTACGCCGACAACAAGCACCCAAGAAGACGGCGCTGGAAGAACGCCGCAACCAGATGGCAGAACTAACTCGCGGCCTGTCTGTCCCCAAGCCTAAACCCTTCTGGGTGCAGTCTGACAACACGGAGGTAATTCCCGATGTGGAACGCAAACGACTTCTGTGACGCTGACAGCGGCTTTGACTACGTCTTCACGAAGATGAATGCCATCTATGGGGCAGCGTTTGAGAACAACTGGCGCAACGTCGACCCGACCATTGTGCGCCAGACCTGGAAGGAAGCCTGTGGCCGCGGCCTGACATATCGACCCAAGATGGATTACGCCTTGCAGTACATGAATCCAGATCGCCCGCCATCGGCGCTGGCCTTTGCCAAACTGTTGACGGAAGGCCCGAAGATTCCTGACAAGCCTAATTCGCTCATCACGCGCCAGCCCACGACCGTCGAGAAAACTGCGATGAATCAAGCCAAGCAAGAGGCGCTGGCAAAGTTGCGGCGGTTGACCGAGCAGATGAGGATGCCGAAATGAACCGTGACCAGGCACGGCGATTGCTCAACAAATTACAAGAGGGAGAACCGTTTGAGTACGAACAAATCACAGCCGCTCTTATCGCCACAGGCGACCTTGCAGGCTGGCGGCGAACACACTTGGTCGGAAGCCTGGCGGCGTCAGTGCGAGGCGAGGGAATGGGTCAGGCAGTACAACGAACATCAAAAGCAAAAGGGCAGCAAATTTGCTCAAATGTGGTGGAAGCAGACCAAGGAACATTTGCTGAAGACACGTGGCCAGGCTGGTCTAAATACCTTGATCGCTGACATGAAAAAGGAGTGGCATGAGAAGGGCGGCAAAAGTTGATGCGAATCAAGAGCAAATTGTCCAGGCTCTACGAACCGCTGGCGCTACGGTGCAGTCTTTGGCTGCTGTTGGCCAAGGTGTACCTGATTTGCTGGTTGGATACCAGGGCGAGACTTTGCTTATGGAAATTAAGGACGGAAGCCGCCCGCCGTCGCAAAGACGGCTGACTGAACAACAACTGACCTGGCACGGAGCCTGGCGCGGTGGCCCTGTGGCCATCGTAGACGGCCCGGACGCCGCTTTAAGAATGCTTAAGGGACTTGAATGATGCCTGACTACTCAGAAATCCTGATTGCTGTAGCCAAAACCAATCGGCAGTTGACTGACCACCTAAATGCCCGCGACATCGTTACGGCCCGCTGGCTGGCCGACGAATTGATGTTTCAGGCGCGACAGTTGCAACTGTTGTTGCGGGAGGGGGAATGAGTTGTTCGCATTGCACACACCCCTTGTACGCAGGCATCCGCTGCGGTGTCTGTGGCCGGTGGGCTGATGAGAAGGAAGAAGAGATGAACAGAGACGACATCATCCGCATGGCGCGGAAGGCTGGGATGGAGATGGATACGTCCGGCATAGGCTGGACAACAGCAGATGACCCGAACTTTCTTTACCCGGAATGCGTTTACACAGAAAACCTTGAACGATTCGCCGCCCTTGTTGCTGCTGCCGAGCGTGAGGCGTGTGCAAAGGTGTGTGACCCAGAGCCGTCACTGCCCAATGAGGCGTACACCGTCCTCAACAACAAAGCGACGATGCGACGCCTCGCCGCCGCCATCCGCGCAAGAAAGGAATGATATGACACCATTGATCCAGAAGGCTGTGCGAATGGCCCCGGAGCCTGAGACTGCAATGTGGTTCGATGTCGGCCAGATGGAGCGGTGGCAAGGTGGCCAGGTTGCCAATGAGATCGTGCTTAACCTGCCATTCCCGCGTACTGGAATTGTCGGCCTCGATCAAGATGGCAAAGACTTCGCACTGTGGTTGACGCAAGGGGCCGACTCGGTTGTGGTCGGCGGTGCATCGATGTGGCACGGCAAGTACATGGAACCGTTTGCCTACCTGCTGACCGATGAAGGTATCCGCTACTACCGGAAGGATCGAGCCATCACGCAGGAAGATGTGCGACCAGTCTTTCGCATGGTCTGCGCCGTGCTGCTCAAGCTGGCCGAGCAATCGCAGACTGCCTACAAGCCGATCCCGACCGATTCATTCATCAACCGCAAGCGAGCATTGAAGGGTAAAAGCCCGATCAGCTTTGACTGGCACACCGTCGAGATCGGCCCCAAGCAGCTCAAGAACGCGCCGCAAGGTGGCACCCATGCCAGTCCCAGACTGCACGATCGTCGCGGTCACTGGAGATCCTGTAACGGGAAGCAGGTCTGGGTCAAAGCCTGCAAGGTGGGTGATGCCAGCAAAGGTGTGGTGTTCAAAGACTATCGACTGACGGAGACATTGCAGTGAACGCAGCCCTTAAACAAGCCATCATCAACCTACTGAACACTTACGACGCAGGCAAGCCAATGAGTGAGGCTGTCAACGCAGTTAGAAAAGCGTTGATTACGCCTAAACGGCCACCGATGAACGCCGCGCAACGGGCATTATTGGCTGCGTTAAAAGACGGCCCGCAAAAATTTACCGACCTTGATTTACCTGTATTCCGACGGGACGCCATCAAGGCCGTGAATAGCCTAATTCTGTCAAAACGAATCCACATCGTTTCGGTCGTTCACGGCCAAGGCCAAACATCCAGAACGTTGGCTATTGGCCCAAAGCCCGCCGGTCGGCTTGGTGTTCGCGCTATGCCCAACCGCACATCCGAAGAACGCAGAGAAACCAAACGCGCAAGCCAGCGTAATTACATCGAACGCCGCCGCGGTAAAGAACAGCCGCCAAACCTAAAACCACGGCGCGACCCCGCAGCAGCGTGGTTTTAAGGACACACATGAGACAAGCAGAAGACGCAGCGCAGGATATCCGCGACAAGGCACCCGCCTACGGAGAAGCCAAGGCCCAGCGCGTTTACTTGGAAGAATTCAGGCGCAGCAAAAAAGCCATGTTGATGAAAGACAGCCTTCACATGGGCATCGAAGCCGCAAACGCACAAGAGCGTGAAGCATTGGCCGACCCGGAATACATCCAACTGCTGAAGGGGCTGGCGGTTGCAATCGAAAAAGAGGAAACCTTAAGATGGGAACTGGAAGCGGCCAGGCTGGAAATAGAGATTTGGAGAACACGCCAAGCGACGGAACGCATGATGGTGCGGTCGCACGAATAGCACACCCTAAACGTCAGTACATCAGAAGCAAACGGTTGCTCAAAGCAGTGTCGGGACTAGACTGCCAGTTGTGCGGGTCTGGGCTGTTTGTGCAAGCCGCTCATACGAACTGGGGCGGCGGCAAGGGGCGGTCTATCAAAGCCGACGACAACCTTGTGGCCGCGCTGTGTATGAGTTGTCACTACGACATTGACCAAGGGGCAAAATGGTCAAAACGTGAGCGCCAGCAAGCCTGGTATCTGGCGCACAGGAAGACGGTCGGCCTGTTGCTGGATAGTGGCCGATGGCCGCTTGACGTTCCCGTGCCTGACGATACAAAATGGCAGCGGCTTTTTAGCCATGTGGATACATGAACGAGGATGCTTCCGGGGGCTTTGCGCCCCCGTTTTTTTGCACTATGATCCGCTCATGAATGAAGACGCCGCCGAATTTATCGCCACGATGCTGCACAGCAGCACGGTGACGCATTTCATGCACCTGGCGACGGATTCATATTCCAAGCACAAGGCGCTGGGGCACTACTACGAACACATCGTAGACCTGACCGATGATTTTGCCGAAGCCTACCAAGGTCGGTACGAAAAAATCAAGAAGTACCCGGAAGAATTCCACAGCGCGACAGACCCTATCAAGTACCTGTCTTCAATCCAAAAGTTTGTGGATGAAGCCCGCGGCGACTTACCCCAGGACTCTGAGATTCAGAATATCATCGACGAAATCAGTCAGTTGATTGATTCGACCCTGTACCGCTTGAAATTCCTAAACTGAAAGGAAAGACCATGAAAGACAACGCCGAAATGACTCCCAAAGGCTACGGATCGGGCGGCAAAGCCCCTGCGGGCGCAAGCGCCAGCGATTCCAGCGGCGAGCGCCACGGCAAGGTTGTGAACGGTGTTGCCATGGGCAAGGCCGACGCTATGGGCAGCAATCACCAATACAACGGTGGCCGCTCGAAAGGCGTTTGCTACACCCACGGTCGTTCGTCCTACCAGAAATAAATGGCTATCCCGCTGTCAGACCTGGCAGCGGCAGGGCAGCAGCCCCAGGCCGCGACCACCCAAGGAACCCTGGCGTCGTTGGTTCCGCAGCCGCCCCAACTGGCCCAATCGGGCAACCCGATTGAGGCCGCATATTTCGACCGTCTTCAAAACGACTACAGCGGTCTGGCGCAGGAATATGCCGCGCTGCCGACGACCGACGGAGGGCGAATTTTAAACACTGATGACGCCCGCGAAATGTCCCCGGAGTACCGAGCCGAACGCACCAGGTCGGCAGACGTACATGAGCCGTCGTCTGCATTCGTCAAACAGATGTATGCAGAAAAACTGTCGAACCCGACTCCCGCAGGCCGTGACAATTTAGTTTTGTTCACCGCAGGCGGAACCGGCGCAGGCAAAACGACTGGGCTTCAGATGGTGCAAGACGAGCACCCGGACATCAAGAACGCAGAAATCGTGTACGACACGAATATGAACACGTTCGATTCCGCGGACAAAAAGATTCAGCAAGCGTTATCGGCTGGCCGCAAGGTCGGTATTGTCTACACCTACCGCGACCCTGTGGAAGCCCTGGAAAACGGCGCATTGAAGCGGGCTAGCAGGATGGAAGCCGACTTAGGCACAGGCAGAACAGTGCCGCTGGATGAGCATTTCAAGACCCACGCGGGAGCGCGTGACGTCATGGAACGTCTTCAGGAGAAATACGGCGACGACCACAGGTTTTCTATGATGGTCGTGGACAACAGCCGCGGCCCGAAAAAAGCCGTCGTAAGCAGTCTTGACAAACTACCACAGTTGAACCATACTCAGGTACGGAAAGGACTTAATGATGCACTCGAAAATGCCTACCGCACCGGCCAAATCAGCCGCGCCATCTATGAAGGAACGCGTGGCAACGCCCGCTGAACATCGAATGAAGCGTATGCACGAAGCCAAAATGCGTCGCATCGCTGAAGCCATGGCCGCGGGTTTGAATGCCGCAGTGGAATCGGGAAAGCCGGTTCGATGAGCGACGTTCGTTGCAAGACTTGTCGTTTTTTTACCCAGGCCCAGGTGATGGGTGTTTGCCGTCGTTTCCCGGAGCATCAAAACAAGCATGAGATGGATTGGTGCGGTGAGCATCAGTTATCGACTGTCTTGACCATCCCAATCCTTGAACCAGAACAACTGGTCGAGCGCAAAAAGCCTGGAAGGAAACCAAAAAATGCCAATTCGCCCGCTTCGTGATCGTGTAGTTGTGCAGCCTCGTGTCCGCAAACTGTCGGACGTCATTTTCACCATCAACAGCGAGAAAATGAACGAGGGAACGATTGTGGCCATCGGCCCTGACGTTCACGACGCCAAGGTGGGCGATTTGGTTAAGTACGGAAACGGCACGTATCTGGATTGGCCAATTCATGAATTTGACGGCCAGGATTACCAGATCATTCAGGAAGCAGACATTGCTGCCATCGTGGAGGACGCAAATGGCTAAGGGACACGACAAGCCGATTGCTCGCACCACGACCGGCAAAGATCGCAACTACCGCCCCACAGAGCAAGGGGCGGGGATGACGGCGAAAGGCCGTGCGGCGTACAACGCCAAGAACAACGCAAACCTGAAGCCACCAGCACCAAACCCGAAGACCAAGGCAGACGCTGGACGCAAGGCGTCTTTCTGCGCGAGAATGGAAGGGGTGGTTAAAAACGCCAAAGGCCCAGCTGAGAGGGCCAAGGCATCCCTGAAAAACTGGAACTGTTGAAAGGACTATCATGCCCAATACCAAAGCCGTCGGCGTCGCATATGCTGACCCCCAACTTGACTCTGTGGTTGTCACTGGCGCTGCCGTTGTAAACGGTGGCTTGGTGTCCAACACCGTTGTAAGCACTGGTGATGCTGCCGCATCCAACCTGGTGGCCGGTGTTTATTTTTATTTGACCGCCATCCAGGCCAACGTCACCACCACGACCGCCCCTAAGGGTTCCATTGGCACCACTTCCAACGCCACCGGCGCTGGCAAGATGTTCATTTCCGATGGCAGCAAGTGGCAATTTGCCGCAATCACCTAAGTTAGCCAGGTTATCGCCAGCCGATAACTTGACTAATTTGGATATAGCGCGAGGAAAAGCACATGGCAACCAAACCTGGTTTGTACGCCAACATTCACGCCAAGCGTGAGAGGATCGAACAGCAAAAGGCCGCGGGCAAGAAACCCGAGCGTATGCGAAGCCCTGGGGACAAAGGCGCACCCACGGCCAAAGCCTTCAAACAAAGCGCCAAGACTGCAAAGAAATGACCCTTGAGCAAATGCAAAAGCGCCTGGCTGAACTGCAAGAACTGGCGAAACAGCATGAAAGTGTTCTGTTACAGATCAGCGGTGCCATCCAGGAATACAACCGAGTAATCGCAGAGGAACAATCCAAAGCGATGAGCAAGGAGAAACAAGATGCCCCTGACCAAATCGCCCAGTAAGCAAGCGTTCCAAAAGAACATCAAGGCCGAAATCAAAGCAGGAAAGCCACCCAAGCAAGCGGTGGCCATCGCCTATGCAGTAAAGCGCGAAGCCAAGGCACCGAAGGGCAAAAAATGACCTTAGATGCACCCGTCAAGCGGCGGGGGCGTCAACCCAAAGACAAGCCCACCCGCGACGCGCCAGAACACCCAAAGAATTTGGGTGGAAGGCCGACCAAATACAGGGATGAGTTTGTCATGATGCTGCTGGAGTACTTTGGCCAGCCGCCAATCAAGACCGTCACCACAGTAGACAAGGAAGGCAACACGGTGGAAAAGACCGTGCCAGCCCTGTTCCCGACCCTTGCCCGCTTTGCCGCGAACATAGGGGTTACTACTGAGACATTGCACGATTGGGCTACTGCGAAGACGCCAGAAGGCGAACTACGCAACCCAACGTTTTCTTACGCCTATAAAAAGGCGAAGGATTTGCAGCAAGCCAACCTGGTCGAAGGGACGCTGGCGGGCGCGTACAACAGCACGTTCGCCATCTTTACAGCCAAGAATGTGCTGGGCTGGCGCGACAAGGTAGAGCAGGAAATCACCGGCAAGGACGGTTCACCGCTGGCTGGCATCCAGGTCATGTTTGTGAACGCCGATGGATCAGAACGCAACGATTGACAAGGCCATTGCAAAGGCCGAATTCCCGGTCAAACTGCAAGGTCTGTTCAAAAAAAGCCGCTACAAGGTACTGTACGGCGGGCGGGGCGGCGCGAAGTCCTGGGGCATTGCCAGGGCGCTGCTGATCCTGGGGGCCAAAAAGCCCATGCGGGTGCTGTGCGCCCGCGAGTACCAGACCAGCATCAAGGATTCTGTCCACAAGCTGCTATGCGACCAGATCGAAGCCCTTGGGCTGCTGGGGTTCTACGAAATCACCCAGGCCAGCATCCGCGGGGCCAATGGCACCGAGTTTGCCTTCATCGGCCTGAAGAACAACCCGACCAACATCAAATCATTTGAGGGCGTGGACGTGTGCTGGGTGGAGGAAGCCCAGACCGTCAGCCGCCTGTCGTGGAACATCCTGATTCCGACCATCCGCAAGCAGGACAGCGAAATCTGGGTGTCGTTCAATCCCGAGTTGGAGACAGACGAAACCTACCAGCGGTTTGTGGTCAAGCCACCGCGGGACTGCATCAGCATCAAAGTCAACTTCTACGACAACCCCTGGTTCCCTGAAACGCTGCGCCTGGAGATGGAAGCCCTGAAGGCCAGGGACTTGCCAGCATATAACCAGGTTTGGGAAGGTATGTGCCGCCAGTCTGTGGACGGGGCTATCTTTGCCAACGAGTTGCAGCGGGCCGAAGCCGAGGGACGGGTCACCAAGGTGCCCTACGACGCCACAAAGCCCGTACACGCCATCTGCGACCTGGGCTGGGCCGACGCTACCGCCTGGTGGTTTGTGCAGTTTGTGGGCATGGAAACGCGCCTGATTCGGTACTTTGAGGACAGCCAGCGCACGATGACCAGTTACCTGGCGCAACTTCAGACCTACGGCTACGTCTACGACACCATCTGGCTACCGCACGACGCCCAAAGCACGACGCTGGCCGCAGCTGGTAGGAGCATCGAAGACATCGTGCGCGGGGCAGGGTTTAAGACCCGCATTCTGGACAGGGTGCCGGTGGTCGATTCGATCAACGCGGCCCGCACTATCTTCCCTAACTGCTATTTTGATAGGGAAAACACGGCAGATGGATTAAACTGCCTGAGACATTATCGGTATGACGTTGACCCTGAAACCGGCCAATTCAGCAGACAACCGCTGCACGACCAGTATTCGCACGGTGCCGACGCATTCCGATATATTGCGTTGATGATTAAGGAACCGTCCAAACCCAAGAAACGTGCCAATGTGGCCATGGCGGGCAACTGGATGAGTTGAAAGGATTGATATGGCACGGCAAGACATTGACACTGACGACCGCATCGGCGAGGCAATCAAGTTTCTGCGCCTAGTGGGCGAAGCGGACAGCCAGAACAGGGCCGAAGCCCTTGGCGACTTGAAGTTTGCCGCGGGTGACCAGTGGCCGGTGGAGATTCAAAACAGCCGCAACCTGGAATCGCGCCCGTGCCTGACCATCAACAAGATCGACGCCTATGTGCGCCAGGTCACCAACCAGCAGCGCCAGCAGCGGCCCAGGATCAAGGTTCACCCGGTCAACAACGAGGGCGACCTGAAGATTGCCCAAGTCATTGAAGGCATCACCAGGCATATTGAAGTCAACAGCAGCGCCGACACGGCCTACGACACCGCGTTTGAATACGCCGTGAAGATGGGCTGGGGCTATTGGCGGGTGACCACCAACTATGTGTCGGAAGAAAGTTTCGACCAGGAAATCTACATCGAGCCAGTAGACGACCCGTTTTCGGTGTACTTTGACCCCAACAGCGTGTCGCCCGACGGGTCAGACGCCGAGCGATGCCTGATTACCAGCGTGATGTCTAAGGCCGCGTTTCGGCGCGAGTACCCTGGGGCTGATGATGGGGCCAACTTCAGCGCCCGTGCGACGGGTGACAGCGACGCCGAATGGGTCACGAAGGAAGACATTCGCGTGGCCGAGTACTGGCACGTTGAGCGCGAGAAAGCCACCCTAATCCTGCTGTCTGATGGCACCAAGGTCTACGAAGACGAACTGCCGTCCGCAGAACTGCTGGACGCAAGCCAGATCACCATTATGGACAAGCGCCCGTCCTACCGGCGCAAGGTCAAGTGGTGCAAGCTGACTGCCATGGAAGTGCTGGAAGAACGCGAGTGGCCGGGTAAGTACATCCCGATCATCCCGTGCTATGGTGCCCAAGTCATCGTTGAGGGCAAGCGCAAGAAATACGGCCTGGTGCGGTTCGCCAAAGACCCGCAGCGGATGTACAACTTCTGGCGCACCAGCATGACCGAGAGCATCGCGCTGGCCCCCAAGCCCAAGTGGCTGCTGGCCGAAGGTCAGGACGAGGGCCATGAAAGCGAATGGG